TCCCAGTAGCGGCAGGTGGAGACGCCCAGCCGGTCCGAGGTCGTCGAGATCCAGATCCGTACATAGATCTCCTGGTCCGACGCCTCGCCCGTACTGCGCCAGATCATATACGCAGGCGAGCCGCCCGACTGGTCGTCGTGCAGCGTCCAGCCCACCGTGCCGGTTAACCAGGTGTTCAGCCGGCTGAGGAAATCCGCCCGACTGCTCGCGGTGTCGTAACTATAATGCCATGCCATGATTCTGCTCCTGCGGCCGTCGGCCGCGTGAAAGCGGGGAAGAAATTGAACCGCAGAGGACGCGGAGGACGCTGAGGAAGGAGTCCCGAAGATTTCTCTTCTTTCCCTCTGCGTCCTCCGCGCCCTCTGCGGTTAACCATCTTCTTATGCCCTTCACTATTGATTCCTTCCCACGTGGTACATCACCATCTGCTCGCCCTCGCGGCTCTCCAGACGCTCGCGGGTCACGACGTCGCGACGGTCCACGATCGATGCGTTCAAATTCACGCTCTGACGCCGCTCGAGCAGTGACGCGATCCGGGAGAGCAGCTTATTTTCCGACGCCACGCCGCTCTTGCTCGTGATCTTCTCGCCCCGTTGCCCGATGAAACGGAACTCGTCGGGCTTGAGGCCGTCGTGCAGGCGCGGAACGCCGAGATAGCGCGACGGCGAGTCTTGCCGCGAGGTGAATCCGCCCGATCCGATCACGCCGCCCTCATGCCCGACGAGAGCCGAGGTGGAGCCCGAGCCGGGCAGGATCGCGTTCATCGCCTGCATCGCGGCCCATTTGACCAGCATTGTTGCGATCTCCTGTCCCACATTTCGAAGGGCATCCCCCAGATCCTCGCCCTCGACGACGGCGGCCGCGATGGAATCGGCGACTCCTTCAAATCCGACTTTGACTACGTCGTGGGCTAGATCGCCTGCGGTCTGCATCTCGTCGCGGATCTCGGCGAAGGCGCCTTGAATGCCTTCGCCCAGAGACTGATAGTGATCTTCGATATCGGAAACCCTGTCGATCTGCTCGGCGATGGCGTCGGTCTCCTCTTCGGTCAGCTCGATTCCCTGCCTGCGAAAATCGTTGAGGACCTGCTGTAACTGCGCCTGATCGTCCAATCCGGCCCTCTGCAATTGCAGGATCTGCTCCTGGTCCTGGAGGTCCTTGAGATAGTCGCTGGCCGCCTGGCGGGAACGGAGATCGTCGAGCGTCTGTAGGGCCGAGTTGTATTTGATGATCGCGCCTTCGGCCTCTTTTGTCCCTTTGCCGTAGGCATCCTCGGCCGCGGCCGCATAACGGACCGTCTCGGCCGCGTGCAGATTCCCCGCGTTCACTTCCCGCTGGATCGCGATCTGCTCTTTGAGCTGTCCATTGAGCTTGACGATCTGCTCTCGCTGGGCGGCCGGGATCGCGGCGGCGGCGGAAGCACCATCGCCTCCGAGCCGGGCCGTCTCCTGGAGGGGCTTGACCGCGACGTTGCCCTGTTCATCGGCTCGGAGCTTCGTCTCCCTACCGAACCGGAACCTGCTGCCTGATCCCACTCGGAATTGGGAGGCCATGCCAGGCAGCATGAGAGGATTGGCATTGTCACTAAAGACGGAAATCGCGTTCGATGCGGCATCGGCGGATTTCTGGACTGAGTCCATCCCCTCCCGAATTGCTTTCAAAGCGCCCACTAGGGCCGGCACGAAGGGGCGGACTATCGCATCCTTCGTCGCGGCCCATTCATTGCCAACCTGCGCGATGCTGCCGCCGAGGGTATCCGCATCCTCCCTGGCGCGTGTCATCTGCTTGCGACCGATCTCCTGGAGCTGCACGTACTGCTGCTGCTTCGTGCGGCTGCGGTCGAGGACAATTCCCATCTCTTTGATCTGGCCCGTCTCGCCCTGGCGGGCGAGCGAAACCAGTCGCATCGCGGCGAGCAGGTCGCGATTGTAGGCCACGGAGAGCCCGATGGCCGCCTCCGTCATCTGCTGTAATTCCGGAACACCGGCACCCATCGTCAGGGCCAAGGACTGGGCCTGCTCGATCTCATTACGTGAGAACCGTGTGACATCCTGCATCGCCTCGGCCTGCTGCCGCAACAGATCGACCGTCTGCTGACTGTACTGGCCGCGGACTCGCAGGGCGGAGATCATCCCCTGCTCGGACCGTTCCGCCTCCACGGTAGCCGCTGTCAAGGATTTGATGCCTCGATAGGCGGCGTAAGCGACGGCCGTGACAGCGGCGATCTTGGCCCCCGCCGCGGCCATCCCGGCAAACGCCTGCTGCGTGGCACGGGTCTGCTGGATCATGCCATACATCGACTTACTCGACGCCTTGGCGTTTCTGTCGAACGCGGTCGAGTCCATCGTCAGGCGGGCCACTAGATTTTGGATCAGGCTCATGACATTTCCGATTTACAATGGCAATGAATCACTTGACACATCATACGTGCAAAAACTCCAACACAGAGCGCAACCCAAGTTTGTCCATGCAGTACGCGTGCTGGCTCGGGTGAGTCTGTGCCATTAGATCGAATCTGTTTGGCTTCTGTTCTTGGTGGATGCCAAAACAGCAGAACATGCACCCTGTGTGGCGTACTCCGGTGTCGTAGATCGAGCAGTACGGGACTTTATTCTCCTTCAGGTACTGCCACACGTCGGAGTCTGACCAGAAAGCTATCGGCGTGCATTTGGGCACGCTCAGGTGTGAGAGATAGCAGCCGTGCTTCATGTAGGCAAATCGCCTCTTGTTTGAATCGGCCGCCATCGTGCCGACATACGAGGCCCGGCCGGTCTCCCGGTGGTACTTTTCAATCGGGCGGATCTTCATGATCTCACAGCACCTGGGGCTGACCTTGAAGGGCGCATCCAGCAGGAACCGCCACTTCGCCGGAAGTTTGCCGAAGGAGCCCTTCTCGTCGCCGTACATCGCCTTGTCCTTCACCCGCTGACAAGTCCCCGGGCTCTTGATCCGCATGACCGCGTCGGCCACCTGCTTACTGACCACCGGGTAGCCGTGCTTGTCGATCACCTGCCGGAAGTTCATCGCTGGCCGCAGTGTCGTGACGTTTTCGATGGTCGCCACGAACTCGCGGATTTCTGGGTACTCCAGTCCGGTATCGACAAAGACCGCCGGCACATCGGGACAGATCGAGCGGACCAAGTGCAGCAAGACCGTCGAGTCCTTGCCGCCGGAAAAGGCCACGTAGACCACGCCCGCGTAGCGGTCGTACCAATGTCGTATCCGCTGCTGGCTCATCTGGACTTTGAGGTCCAGAGGGTACGCCTGCCGCTGTTTCAGTGTCTCCTGACTGATTGTAAGTGCTTGTTTTTCCACAGGTTGCATCCATGCAAAAACCATTGAGGGACAGCCCTTTTTCGTGATTATTTCGCTCCGTGTGGCGTCTATAATAGTAGTGCTGGCCGTGGTGGCCGGCACAAGCACGGACGCGGGGCCGTAACCCCGCAACAAAGGAGAATCACATGAGCGCACAGAAAGACAGCCCCACACTGACCATCACACTCACAGTCCGCAAGCCCGTCAAAATCACTAAAGAGGATTGGCCGATCCTCGCGAAAGCCGACGCCAGCGACCACGACGGGAAGGTGGAATGCCAAGCCTATCGCCGGTGGTCCTGGCGGCTGGCCGTCCGTCAGCACAGCGACGGCAGGGCTATCGTGTACGGCGTCTACACGTACAGCAGTCAGTATCAGGGCGAGCGATACCACGATGTTCGGGGCGGCGAGTTAGTTCCGGCTTATGGTGACATTGTGGCCGCGATCCAGCGAGTCGGCGAGTGGATGCAGTCGACCTCTCCAAAGGATGGCGAGCGATTCGCCGAAGTGACCCGCGAATGTCTGGCGAATCTGCCGGCCGAAGACCTTTAGGATTAGGAGTATGCCATGTACAAGGTCTTCGAAGAGCAAGGGGGCAGGCCCCGCCTGCTGTACCACGGACTGCGGGGTCAGCGGGATCTTCCGCTCGATACCTGGCTGGACGCAGAGGTCAAGTGGGTATCCGAGGGGAGCAATCCCTACTACTGGTCCGCCTTCCATGTCTATACATCGCTGGATTCAGTCTCGCGTTGGAAACACCGGACCCGCAAAAGCAACGGGCGGGTCGTGGTGGAAGTCTCGACCGGCGAGGTCGAGAAGAAACCGACGCGGGGCGAAGCGTGGCTGGCCCGCCGCATGATGGTGACAGCGGACCAATGGTCACGTCGCACCCCGCTGTCGGAGATTTGAACACGCCACACGTGAACTTGTCAAAGAGCACCAGGGCCCGCCTACGCGGGCCTTTTTTCATCTCGATGCGTCAAGTGATTCCTTGCCATTTACAATTTACGATTTTCCGTTTCCGTGGCGCCGAGCATCAATCCGATCCGTTCGAACATCGCCTGTTCCTGCTCTTCTGTCCGCTCCGCCGGTTGCCCCTCCTCCTCGTCCGGCGGCTGACTGACGCCTACCATGCCGCCGATCGGCTCGATCCCGGCGTACAGCTCCACTTCACGCTGCTGCCTGTACGAGAGGACCGCCAGCAGTCGATCCGGGTGCGTATAGCCCTGGTCCAGGGCTAGTCGCCACCAGAATCGACGCCGGAGGTCCCCTCGGAGTTTTTTTCGAACGCTTCCGCCGCCGTGCGGGTCGCGAGATTGATATCGAGACACGCCTGGTAGATCCGGAGTAGAACCGCCGGACTCTTGGTCCCCAGGGCCTCGATCTGCTCGTCCGTGAAGGCCCGCTTGCGGGTCTTTGGGTCCAGGATGCACAGGGCGCACCAGCGGATCATGACGGATGTGTTCTCTTCGCTGGAATAGGTCTTCTCCGCCGGCGGCGGAGTCTCTGAGCCCTCGGCGTCGGCCGGCGACTTCGGATCCGCGTCGGGCTCCGGGTCGACGTCGTCACAGGTCAGGATCGGCTCGGTCGATTCCGGGGACTTCTCGGCTTCGGGTCTGGCCGGATCGGGACTTTTCGGGCGGCCGATCGTATCGATCCAATCGTCCATGCGGGCCCGGTCCAGGGCCCCCATCGAGCCGACCAGAACCTCGGCGCCGTCGCCCCACTCGGGGACCGGGACGATCTGCGTCTTCTTGTCGGCGGTGGCGAGGATTTGCTCTGCATTGAGCAGCATAAGACTCCTTTCGTCGTTGTGACCTCATTGACCTCATTGACCTTATTGACCACATCGTCAATGGGGTCAATCCGGTCAATGAGGTCCTCTTCACTCCGTTTCTTACGCGCTGGCGCTGCTGCTCGGGGAGGCCGAGCCGCTGGACGAAACACTGGCCGACGGCGTGACGCTCGCCGAGGAGGATTCGTGGCCGCCGCCCTCGTGCGTAAAGGTCTTCTTGCCGAGCGTCCGGAATCCGACCGTCGCCATCTTGGCGTCCTTCGGCGTCCCGAAGCCGGGCCAAGACAGAGTCAGGATCATCGCCTCTACCGTGATCGAGCTGACCGTGCCGGACCGGTTCTTGTAGGTCACGACCAGACTGCCCCGTTTCTTGTCCCGCCACTTGTTGTGCAGGGCGTGGTAGTTGGCGTTCTGGGCGCCGTCGTAGATGAACTGGAAGCTCGGAGAACCCTCGCTGAACGACCCTTCCAGGAAGTCGGCGGTCTCATCCTCGCTGTCGCAGGTCAGGATTTCCTGGCCGTCCAGCTCTGCGGAGACCTCCGCGAACCCGAGGACCTCGCCGATCGTCACACCGTCGAACACGAACGTCGTGCCGAACCCTTTACTCGCTGCCGTGGTCATAATGACTCCTTTCACAGAGTCACGGGCGCCGATGCCCGTGCTATGTATAACTGATTTCCCAATCCTGCCGCTTGCCGTAGCGGGCCAGGGTTTCGTTCTCGGCCGGGATGCTGATCGCATCCCCTTCGTCCTCGATACTGCAATACTGAACGGTCACACCCCCGTGCGAGCCGCGTGCGCCCGCCGCCTGCATCGCCGTGCGGACCGCCTCGGCCAGGGTCCTGGCCCCGTCCGGATCATCGTCCCAGCACGTGATCTGCACGCGGTCCGTCCGCAGGTCGCCGTCTCCTTCGCAGGTGAACTCCACGCCCGATCCGATCTGCTGATAGACGACGGCCGGCATGGGCTTGCCCTGCGGGATCGTCAGCGGATAGATCCGGGGACTCACCGCGCCGCCCACCAGAGCCGTCACATCAGCGGCCTTGCTCAGAATGTCGTAGATCGCTGCTTCCAGGCTCATTACTCAACTCTCAAATTTCAAATTCAGATCTCAGAGTTCATCTTGCCTTGATCGCTTCGCGAAGGATGCCCTTTCGCATCTCATTGGTCAGGACCCGAATCCGCTCGTTGACCGTCGCTTCCGCCGCATGGCGGAGGAAGGGGATCGCCGGGACGTACGTGTCGCCGGCCATGTGGCCGTACTCGATCGCGGCCGGAATGTACGTCTCCAGGCCCGCCTTGCTCTTGTGCACGAACTCGGGAACATTCCGCCGCATCTGCACGTGCAGGGAGTAAGAGCCCGGCTGCTGTCGCTTCGGGGCGGCAATCACGATATTCCTCGCCAGCAGCTCGCTCATATCCACCCCATCCTCATCATGCTCGGACCCGAGCCCCCTGGCCGAGGCCCGGCTGTTCGTCTGCATCGGCTTCTGTGCAGCGCGGATGGCCTGGCGAACCACGTTCTTCTGGATGTGGAGGCCGAGCGTGCTGAGGTTCGCCATCAGCTCCTTCGCCCCTTCGATTTGGAAACTGATCTTCATCGTTCTTCTCTGTGTCCTCTGTGCCTCTGTGGGAATCCGGTCACGTCGATGCACTCGCCGACGGCGAGGCCGAGACGCTGCCACTGACGCTGACGCTCGGGCTCTGGCTCGACGCCGGGCCGGACGCCAGGACCTCCGAGCACAACATCCGCGTCTCTACATTCAGCTCGTCGAAGTTTCGAACATCCTTGATATCGAAGACCCGAGTCCCCCAACTGATCCGGTCGCCCGGCTTGACGAAGTCCAGATATCGGATCGAGACCTCGTGCGTCAGGACGCTCGACGCCTGCTGGGCAGCGATCCGCTCGTTGCCGCTGAGCGTGCGGAACTTCGCCCAGACGGATACGTAGGTCGTCCACGTCTTCGTCACGGCGCCGCTCGCCGATCGGGTCTCCGTGTACGACTGAATCGAGATCAGGTTTCGCAGGTCGCCCGCCCTCATACCCCATGCATCCTTTCCATTCTGAGCAGGCTCTTCGCGCCGTACGGGATCTCCGCGAGGCTCAGATCGGACACTGCCTCCCGATTCGCATACCAGTGGGCCACGATCAGCAGGATCGCCGTCTTGACGTAGCCCGGCACATCGTCTTCGTCGGTCCCGTAGCCTGCCATGTAGGTGACGATGACGCTATTGATATCGCCCCGGATCGACGGCCAGGTGCAGTTGTAGGCCGGGATGATCCGGGCCGGCTGGCGGTCCGCGTCCACGTCGTACTGGTCATCGGCCAGCGTCTGGAGCGTACCGGCGTCGTCGATGTACTGGATGCTCGTTACGGCGATCAGCGGGCACCATGTCGGCCGGATCACGGCCGGCCAGGCATCGAGATAGTCCACGCAGGTCTGCTGGAGGTATTTGCGGCCCTGGTAGGTCTCGGCCCACTGCGTGGCGGCGTCGATATAGGAATCGATCAGGGCGTCCTCGTCCGTGGCCGTCACTCGTAGGTGCAGCTTGGCCTCAGCCAGCGTGACCACCTGCTCGGCGTCCCGCTCGACGCTCGGGGAGGCCGAGGGCGTGGCTGAGACGCTGGCCGACAAGCTGCTGCTGACCGATTGGCTTGGACTTGTGGATGGCGTTCCCATAGGTCACCTCAGTCCTTCCTCTGCTGCAACATCGTCTTGATTTCCAGTAGTTGGGCGTCGATCGAGCGGAGCCGCTCGTCAATTCGGGCCTGGGCCACTTCCGTCTGCACCGTCTTGACACGAAGCTCCTCGATGCACCTGCTCTGGTCGGCCACTGCGTTGCGGGTACTGAACGTGACTCCGCCGGCCCCGAAGATAATCCCCGCGACCGTCATGGCCGGAGCGAGGACCCACCATTTCTTCTGCCCACCAGTATTGCCGTCGGCTGTCATCTATGCCGCCTTTCCCGCGATGTGATATCGCTCACAGAGTTGTGCGATCGTGCCCCATGGCGCCAGCTTCTCGGCCAGGTGACCCGTCTGCCGCTTTCGCAGGCCCCAGTTGCCGCCATGATTGCAGATGTCCAGAATCCCCGGCCCTTCCGCCGAGCGCATTTCATAAAGCACCGGAGCGATTCCAAGCCGGTCCTCGCCCTTGCCCGGCTCGAAACAGCCGTGCAGATCGTCGTCCGTCGAGCACCTCTGGATCTTGGCCCGCAGATTCGCCAACAGAACCTCACGGTCGGCGATCACGAGCTGCATGGACCGGCCGCCACGACAGAGACTGTACATTGCCGCATCGATCAGGGCCCGGTGACGATTCTGGTCGAACACCACGCCGCCGGCCGGCGGACGCAGGGCAAAGTGCTCCGGCGAATAGAGGACATCGTGCTCGCACAGGGCGACGTACTGCGAAGTGGTCTCCACAGCGCCCCGCTCGATTTGCCAGAGGATGTTGCGGTAGGAGCGGCCCACTTGCCCGACACAGATCGACTCGCCGAACTTGAGCGGCTGCTGGCTGACCGATATGATCGGGATGCCGCCTGCCTTCTCGGCGCAGATCGCAAGGTGCTTGCGGACCGCCTCGGCGAATGGCCCCGGCAGGGTGCTGTCCGTGTAGTAGAGGATCGTCAGATCCGTCATGGTGCCCTCTGGATGAAGACGATGTTGTGATACCAGTGGATCTCGCGGATGTCCCGAACGCCGTAGAGCCTGTCTTCCAATGCGACCGGCACACACCGGGCGGAGGGGCCTTCATTGACCCGGTTGACCTCATTGACAGTGGGGTCAATATGGTCAATCAGGTCCCCTCTCCTTCCCGGGTCGAACGACCGATGGATGTCCTCGATCACGTACCAGCCGAAGGGCCGCACGCTCGGCCAGAGCCAGTCAAAGAGACGCCGCTGGTCCTCGGGGGCGTGCGAGGCGTCGTCCACAATCAGGTCGTAGGGTCCGGCCGCGATCAGCGATTGCACGTCCTTTTCATTCCGCTCGTCCCCGATGTAGACCGCCGTGTTCGGCAGGTCGCCGGCGAACTTCTTCCACCGCTCGGGGTCGCAGTCGAATCCGACGACGCGGGTCCGCTCAGGGAAGTAATCGCGCCAAATGGCAAGCGAGGAACCGTGGGCCAGGCCACACTCCAGGACCTTGCGGGCTCGCTTGCGGATCGGACCGATGTGCCTGTCGTAGTGCACGTGATAATTGTGGACCCAGTGCTTGTCCGTGGCGTTGCCGCGATGGATGACATACTGCTCTTCCATCAGCTTTTGGATCGGTCCGGCCTCCGGCGGCGTCATGCGGTGCAGGTGGTACTGGGGCGACAGGATCATCGCGCTTCTGGCGTCGCCGAGCAACCTGCCGATGGCCCGCTTGCCCTGGATGACGCCCAGCCGCTGGAGGATGACCAGGCGGCGATAGCCCTTCCACAGGATCAGACGCCCCTCGTGCTCATAGAACTCCAGCGGACTCCTGAGCCCGTGGTCTCGGATGTCCAGGACCAGCGCGGCCGCCTTCTTCATCTTGCCCTTGACGATCCGCAGCTCCTGTCGAGTCGGGATCCGCACACTGCCCCGGCGGAGGTGACTGATAAGGTACTGCTTGTACCGGCAGTCGTAATCCGGCTTGCCGGCGAGAACGGAATCGACAAACTCGCCGAACGCCGACCAGAAGATGTCCAGCCGGTGGACCTTCGCAGGCTCCGAGATCGAACGGCGATGGGACCAGAGGGCGTCCACGCTCACGCGGACCGCCTTGCAGGCATTGTGATGATGAGGGGACTTGACGCCATCTTCGATTTGTGATTGATGATTGGCCATTTCGGATTCCCAGCCCGGCGGGTGGAAGCGAGCCAGGAGCCAGGCGAAGCTGTACTTCTGGAAGGGCCACTTATCCCCGAGCCACAGGTCGTGACTGTGGGCGATGCTCTGCGGTTTGACGGTTGCGCCCATCGCGTACGGGGCCTTGCCGCGATTCCAGTGGGCGTACCAGGTCCGCTTGTTTTCCAGCAGCCGGCCGCCCGAGAGCCAGACCTTACAGGCCAGCTCCGCGCCCTCCTGGCCGAAGTGCCCGTGCTGCTCGTCCCAGCCGCCCCAGTAGGTCCACAGGGCCCGCTCGATCAGGAAGCAGCTCCCCGAGCAGGTCATCGTCTCGGAGACCTCCTCGTCCTTGTGGGCCTCGGCCCACTCGGGCCATGCCATCGAACGCAGGCCGATTCCATCCTCCGAGATATGGGTCAGACGCCGGCAGTCCGTCTTCGAGAAGTCCCGCCGCTGCCAGGTTGCCGTGTCGAGGTCATAGCGAGACCCAACGACCGCGTCGCCAGGTTCCCATGCCTTGACTAGTTCGTCGTCCATGCCCTCCGCAATTGCACAGTGGGCATCCAGCTTGAGGATGAATCTGCCCTTCGCCGCGGCGAGCAGGCGGTTCAGCGTGGGACGCATCCCAACCTTCTCACCCGGCAGGAATCGGACGCGGGGATCGTCGATCTGAGGAACCACCTGGTCAGAGCCGTCGAGACCGACGAGGATCTCGAAGTCCAGCCGCAAGTTCTTGAGCAGGTCGCGGACCGTCGCCTCCAGGAACTCCTCGTTGCGGGCGGGGATCAGGACCGAAAGCGTGGGGGCGTTGCTCATCGCGAGTTGCTCGACGACATGCCGGGTCTTCGCATCGACCTGGTCGATGTCTGCCTCCGTCAGGACCTCATTGACCTTGGTGACGTTATTGACTGCGGCGTCACTCCGGTCAACACGGTCAACAGGGTCCCGTCTTTTCGCGGCCTTCGGCCAGGTCGGCACCGGAGCGAACTTCTCCGCGATCCACTCCAAAGGCCTCTTCTGCAACGGCCAGCGGCCGCTGGTCCACAGATCAATTGAGTATCGCCGGGCCCTCTCCTGGTCCGAGCCGTGGATCTGGTAGGGGAAGCTCTCGCCGTCCCCGCAGCGGAAGAAGTGGGCGAACCAAGCGTCGCGGTTCACCACGTGACGCCCGCCGGAGGCACAGGCCTTGCACGCGATCTCGACACCCATCTGGCCCCAGGAGCCGTGGCCCTCGTCGAGCCCGCCCAGTTTCCAGAACCGCTCGCGGCTGAGGAACCAGCAGGCCCCCTGACCGGTCATCACGTCGGCGATGGGAGGCTGTTGCTTCGACCAGGCCTTGAAGGAGGCGTACTCTTCGGGGTACTCCCGACCGCCCTTGCGGAAGTCGCGGACACCACACTTGCCACAATTCGCATCTCCGGAGTCCGGGTCCTTCACCTCGCCGCACTGCCGGCAGATGGACGTACCCTGACCCCAATACTGCACCCGCATCGGCCGCTCTTTGGCGTCCGGGGACCTGAAGAACATCCAATCCGTCCGCCGCCGCCAGTTCGGCTCGAAGACGATCTTGACATCGTACTCCGTGACTCCGCACTTCGGGCAGGGCCGTCGAGCCCCGCGATTGTAGTAAACCGAGCCGCACTTGCGGCAGATGAGGTCGTGGGCGTGCAGATTGTACATCGTCGGAATGACGGTCCAGTCCGGCTCGTAATCCCGCATCAGTACCACGTCGAAACCGTCCGAAAGCATCGAGTGGCCGTCTGTCTTGAGCAGGTACTTCGCCTGCGAAAGCCGGGCGGCCTCGTTGACGCTCTGACGCTGGCCCATCGGCTCGGCGTGCCGGATCACCCGAACGCCGGGAAGATCGGGCACGGACGGCCCGGACTCGGCGCCGTCGATCACGACGAGGATCTCCGTATCGCCGCGGATCGCGGCGTGGATCTTCGAGACCGTGTGGGCCAGGTAGCCTTCCGCCCGGGCCGGAATGATGACGCTCAGATCAGGCATGACACTCCTTTGCCATGGTTGTTGGGTTTATGCCGAGGCGCTCGAACTCGGGGACGCCGACGGGCTGGCGCTCGGCGTCACGGACGCGATCCCGGCGGATTCGCAGACGCGGGTCAGACCCTCGGCCAGTACCCACACCACGGCCGCCCCGCTCGCGTCGATCACGAAGGACGAGTTCGGCTCCAGGACCAGACAGTCCTCGCCGAAGTCCAGATCGATGGCCATCGCCGCCCCTCCGATCGGGCCGACGAGCGTCGTCTTGACGCCGCTCGAAAGCTCCGCCGAGCCCAGAGTCACCGTGACGTTGCCTCCGATCGCGATCCTCAACCTGCGAATCACCAGCTCGTACCCGTCGCCAGGAGCCTCCTTGATCTCTTCGGCCCCGCTCGCGTCAGCCGAACTGGCGTTCACCAGCCAGCGGCTCGTAATCGTGCCCTGGTTCTTCGGGGTCCGCTCGATGGAATTCGTCGCGATCGCCATCAGTCACCCCGCTTTCCGAACGGACGCGGCGTTACCTCGGCCGTCTCGGCCGCCGCCGGCGACGTGGAATCCGCCGTCTCGACCGCGGGCCCGTGACTCTGCGGCTTCGGGGAGGCCGGCCTCGATTGCTTCACCCTCTTGGGCTCCTCATACGGCACGCCGTAGCCCTTGCGGACCATGCTGTCGGCGCACGGGGCGTCCTCTTCGACGACCTCGCCGGCCTGGTGCCCGGACCAGAGCCGAGTCAAAAGTACCTTTTTCTTTCCCACAATCGAATCCTTTCATTTCCAGCAGTTCGCCGGCTTGCCCTTGTCGTGAAACTCACTCGTCGTCTGGAATAGCGTCTGGAGGGACGTATCCGGCCACTTGACCATCAGCTCCAAATGTCCGACCGGGATGCGATTGGCCAGCAGGACCGTCTTGCCCGCCTTTTCGAGCTGCTTCCAGAACCAGATATCCGCGTCGATCCGGCCCGGGCCCCACTGGCCGTCCGAGTTCGGCTGATCCCAGAACCAGGGGTGGGGGATATCGAGCAGATCCTTCACGCGGAGCGCCGTCAGACCGAAGTGACCGCTGGCGATCTTCGTCACCTCGCCCGCCATCTCTGTGATCGGGACATCGCTCCGCGGCTGGCCGGTGAGCGTCTTCATGCTCATCAGGACGGGGAACGCCCCGCGACCCCGCTGGACCGGCACGACGGCCGCCGCCTCCGGGTGCAGGGCGATCAATCGCAGGATGCCCTCCACGTCCCGCCTCGTGAAAACGGTGTCGTAGTCGATGGTCAGGACGATATCCACACCGCTGTCCGCCATCTGCTGGATGCCCCGCTCCAAACACTGGCCCCAGAAGGCACCCTGCACACTGATGACGGGGATCTTCAAAGGCGTCAGGGCCTCATAGAGGCAGGTCTTGTTGTCCATGAAGCCCAGTCTCGGGACCGACTCGACCGCGGCCACTTTGAGCTGCACCGGCGGCGCCTGCGTCTCGACCTCCGGCGGATGATTCGCCGGCTCCTTGGCCGGGTTCTTCGTCCCCGATGCGAAGCCACGGCACTCGGCCAGCTTCGTCGGCTTCTCCGTCAGCGGCCAGCACTCGACGTCCCGGAATCCCACTGAGGACATCATGGCCCCGAGACACTGGAGCGTCGGGGCCCACCAGTTGCCCGGATTGCTGCCGTACTCGGCGCCGGGGTAGAACTCCATGACCGTCTCGTTGTTGTTGAAGCCTTTGCCGATCCCGCCGCGATAGGGCGAGTACTCGTCGAGCGACGCTGTCTCGACATAGACCGAGCCATCGCAGACTTCGGCGATCCGCTCCAGGGCGAGGAGAGGATGCTTGAGATGGTAGATCGTGCCAAAGAAAAAGACTACGTCGAACCGGCCCATCATCTCAGTGATATCATAGACCGACATCTCGAGGGCCTTGAGCATCTGCCCGTTGCTATTGTGCCACAGAATTGTGTCGCTGTAGCGGTCTGTCTCGGGTCTGGTGAATCCGAACGCCTCGCGGCACAGGTCGAACGTCTCCCACGTCCCGGACCTGTCCACGTTCGCCCCGAGTCCATCGCTGAAGTCGTCGATGGCAACCACCTCGCGGGCACCGCGCTTGAGGGCCTCCCAGGTCCAGTAGCCGTCCCACGCCCCGATGTCGAGCACCCGCTTGCCCGTGAGGTCCTGCGGGATACAGTACCGCTCCGCATTGATCGGGGTCCAGCCCGGCGTCACGACTACCTGTCTATCGTCGGCCGGCAACTCGATCCGGTGATACCAGTAGGGGACCGCAGCCACTCGTGATTTCAGTGTGTCCAAATCCATTATTCTTCTCCGTTCATCTAGTTCATCAAATGGTCATCCGACCGGGCCCGTGGGGGCACCGGCCGGATGAACGGTTTGCTGGTTACGCTCGCACGATCAGACGGGGACCGTCGCTGCCCGTTGCCACGGTTGCGATGTCCTCGCTGTTCTCGGCCCGCATCAGAACCGCCAGTGCCGAGACGCCCACGGTCTGCTTTTCCGGGGCGAACTGCATCGCGATGTAGCGCTTGCGGCCCCGCAGATCGACGTGGAACTCATACGTGTTCTGCTTCGTGGACGAGAGTGCCGGCAGGACGAAGCCCGCCGACGTGCTCGTGGCCGCGGCCCCGTTGCAGGCGTAGATCATCGAGCCGCTGGTCGCCGCGGTCAGGGCGGTGTCGTTCTCGTACAGGGCCAGGGTCGTCAGCGCCGTGGAGGCCGCCTCGCCCGTCCCGGCCGCCAGGCTGATGATGGCGTAGTCGAACCCGTAGGTATCGACCTGCCCGCTCACCGTCCCGGCGCTCGTCATGGTGCACCCCTCGAACAGGGGGATGGTTTTGCATTCCGGATTCATAGTTTCGATCTCCTCAACAGGAGTTGTTGTTTCTTGTTTTGCCACAGAGGACACAGAGGCCCTCTATTACGTGCCGCCCATGAAGCCCACGACCGGGCCGCGGGCCGACGACGTAGCCCCCGTGATCGAGTGGTGGTTGATGTCGAATCGCTCCGTCGCCACGATCCCGATCTGGTCCGTGTCGGCGTACTTCTCCACCAGGGTCTTGATCGTGATCCCGCGCCGCGTGCCCATCTTCGAGGACATCATCAGGTCGCCGAAGAAGAACATGATCTTGTCGTTGAGCGCCGCGGAGGCATCGTCGGTCGGCATGGACGGCCATTCCTCGATCGGGTAGCCCATGTACCGAGGCTGGGCCCCGGCCGCCACTTCCGCCATGGTCACGCCCCCTGCCGCCCTCATCAGCCGGTCGAAGACGGCCACTTTGGCCGTCGGGGAGCAATGCCACTTGGCCCGGCGACGGGCGTACATCGGCAGGGCCGCCATCACAATCAGCAGATGGGCATCCGTGATCTCCGACCAGTTGTCGCAGCCTGACGAGCCGTCGTAGTAGCTGCCCGTGTGACTGCCGTCGATCATCTTCGTGCGGATGCCGATGATCCCGTGGTACGTGCTCGTGCCATCGCCGTCGATGCAGGCATTGTCCTCCGCCGTGGCGAAGGCTAGGGCGATATCCTGCGCGAGGTCATCGGCGAGGGAGATCAGCGTATCCTCGGATAGCTCCGTGCTGATCCGCGTGAGCACGGCCCACTTGCGGGCCGTCAGTTCGACGTTGCCCCAGGCTTGGTCGCTCTCGGTGATCGAGGCGGCCTCGCCCACAGGGTACGCCGTGACGCCGGTGACCTTCTTGGGCTCGTTGGCGTGATCGGAGGCCATCGGCTTGACCCGCAGATTGCGGCGAGCATTGCCGTACTGCTCCCGAAGATCGATCACCGAGGCCTCGAACTCGTCCGGGACCAGGAAGCCCCCTTTCGTGTTGACCGCCTCGCCCATGGCCCGGCTGTCGATATCCATGTCCTTGCGGATCTCGATCCCATGCTCCCGGCACCATTGGCGACTGGAGGCATCGTTAAACACGACCGCCGCCAGGAACCGGCCGCTTCGGTAGGCGTTGATCTGGGCTTTCGGCCCCTTGAACGCCCTCAGCTCCCCGTGCCGGTACAGCCGCGGGCCGTTCGGCTCAACCTCGATCCGCTCGCCCGTGGCGATCTCCGGCGTCACCTTCCGCTCGACCGGCTGGTTCAGCTTGGCCTCGACGGCCTCCAGCTCATCCTGCCGCTCGGCCTCTTTGATGATCCGGCGGGCCTCCTTGACATGCTTGTCGTGGTCTTTGGCCTCTTCTTCGGTCATGCCGCGACCCTCGGCGTCGACCTTCTCTTTGATCTCGCGGGCCGCCTTGGCCTCCTGGGCCGCCCGTTCCCGCAGTTCTCGAACTGTCATGGTGTTACCCTTTCCTTGCGGGGAAAAAGAAAAGCGGCCGTACGGGGGGTATAGGCCCCTATACGGCCGCTTTGTCTTTTCTTGCGTCGCACACGCCCGGCTGGCCGGCCCGGCGTCACGATCCCCAGATTGTCAACTCATCTACTCGTCACTCACATTATCGCCGGACATCGGCCCGGCACGCGGTCACAACTCGGGCGACCGGTTCTTCTCTGCCACATGCCGGACCAGCCGGCCCATCTCTTCGTACTCGTATTCGATCTGCCGACGCCGCTCGGCGGAGATCTCTTTCACCGGGGCCGGCTGCTCTTCCAACGGGGCGGCAACCGCCTTGCGGGCTTCCTGCACTGCCTGGACAGACCGGGCCACCACCGTAGTATCCTCGTACGCCGGGTACGTCACCGGGCCTACGTCGTAGAGCTTGCCAATCCGAACGATGGTCCGCTCCGACTGCTCGCCCTCCTTGTGCACCCATTCATCTTCGGCGACTGTGAACGCGAAGCTGCAACCGGCCAGGTCACCGCGGCGGACCTCCTCGACCGTGTCCCGGCCCGTCGTCGTGTCCGGAACGTCGATCTCGAACTTCAGGCCCACAGAATTCGCTTGCAGACGAAGCGTACCCGAACTCTCGCGGCCAAGCAGGAGGTTCGGATCATGGTTCTTCAGGGCCCGGCAGTCGCTGTCCTTCAGGGCGGCGTCGAAGGCGCCGGCCTTGATCTTCTCACGGAACCAGCCGAGGTCCGTCACGATCCCGAACTTCGCCGCGTAGCCGGTCAGACGCGGGGCCTTGTCTCCATCGGCCCGGATCTCGCCCTGATCCAGGGCCAGGCACCGCCGCTCCATCTCTTCACCGTTCGTCTTCTTGTCGTCAGTCGGCATGATTGCCTCCTATTCGTTCGAGTAGATCTTCGGCGATGGCCTCGGCATCCGTTTCTACCAACTGGATTGCCCCATTCACCCAATCACGGATGACCGCATCCACAACGTCCTCCGCACTTCTGCCTGTCACCCGCCGCGATCCGGCGTACGCTGCAACACAGGGCAGCAGAAGATTCCTTGCCCATTGCTTGTGCGCATGCCAAATCGCGTCGGACTTCGGCGGCCTATCTCCAAATGCGCGGTTCTGTTTTGTGATGATCCGCTTGCACTGAGCGATCAGCAGGTCGCGATGGGCCGCCCGCACAGGATCGTCTGGTCCATCATCACCATCAGCGGCGTCAACGTTGTCACTTGGGTCAATCGGGTCCTCCGTCGCCTCCGCCTTCGGCGGTTTCAGCGTCCCGGCCGGCGTCATATTCAGCGGATCGAGATAGACGTCCCCCTCGGGCCCGATCGGGTTCATGTTTTCCTTCGCCCGGATGTCGTTGATCGAGAGATAGCCCCACTGCCGGCCACTGGCATAGAACGCCGTGCGGCCCTCGACGTTGCCACGCAGGAGGGCGTCCACCAGGATCTCCACGAAGATCGAGCCCCGCTCGCTCGGCATCAGGAGCTTGTAGCCGACCTCCAGCTCCCACTTGCGGAACCAGTAGAGCATCGCGGAGCAGTAGAAATCCATGTTTAGGTCGGCAACGTTCGCGTACTTGCTGTACTCCATCGATTGGAGCTTGTGCGGCGGGATCTGGAAGATCCTCGCACAGTCGTCCACCGTGAACTTCTGGGCCTCTATGGCCTGGGCCTTGGCCGGCTCCACGCCGATCTGGTTCCACTTCATGCCCTCTTCGAGCAGCATGAACCGATGGGCCTGGCTGAGCCCTTGCTGATTCGCCTGGATGGATTCTTTCAGGTGCTTGCGGGCCGTATCGCTGAGGCTCGTGGGATGCTCCAGTGTCCCGCCGGGATTCGCGTTGTTGGCGTAGAACCGGGCACCGTACTCCTTGACGGCGATCCCGTAGCCGATGGCGTCCTTGTGATAGTTCACGACATCGTAGCCCGTGAACCCGTCGAACCCGAGGCCCTTAATGTGCAGGACGTTAGAGTCTGCGAGTCGAACGGTTTCCCCTGCCGGCATCCGCACCTCGTAGTAGGGGACCCCCTGCTCGTCGATCTGGCGGCTGGTCCGGTCCGGGAGCAGGGGCCACAGGGCCACCGGCCGCCCGGCGCCGTCCCGCTGGATCTCCGCGTAGCCGTTCCCGTAGCAGAGCACGTGGGCCTGGCGGGTCTCCGCGAACGTCACCCAATCCATGTACTCGTTCGGCCGGTCGTGAAGCAGCGTGTAGATCGGGTGATTCGAGATCGGCTCCTTGCCCCCGTTCGGCAGGCGGCGGTAGATCTTGAACGGCAGGCTCGCCACGGTCCCCGAGATGATCCGCACCGCCGCCCAGAATGGCGTGTACTTCATCGCGGACTGATGGCCCACCACCACACCGGAGGGCGACTCGCCGCCCCCGAAGTACTCGACGAACCACTGGGGCGGCTGCTTGAGCGTGAACCGCTTCAAGAAGCCCCAAGTCGACAGGATGGCCGCGAGTGGTCTCATAGAAACTCTACCCCCCGCGTCTCGTACACGCTTTTCTGAGGGACTGCGGCTGTCATGGCAATCCCAATGGCCATCGTCGCCGCGGTGATCCCGTCGATCTTCTCCGGACTCTTGTCCTTCGACGGCTTGACAAGCCCGCCGCGGCTTTCTGCCGCGACATTCGACGCCATCCATCGCAGGACCGGGTCCCCATCATGGTGCAGCCTGCCGAGCATGAGCAGTTGCATCAGCTCGCGGAACGGCGCCGCCATCGACAGGATGCCCTGCCGGAATGCGACCACGCGGTCCTCGCCGAACATCCGCTGGAGGTCCTGTGTGATCTGCATCCCCTGGAAGCCCTGGTCGATAGCAATCTGCGTCATGGCGTATGGCTTTGTCAGGCGAACGATGTCAGCCCCGACCTGGTCGTAGTCCACCACGTTGCCCGGCGTGCGGATGATGTGACCCTGACGTGCCCATGCGTCGATCTGTGCCTCCATCCTCGGGTCGCGGGTCGGCGGCTTCTCGGGCAGCCAGCAGTAATGCCGCAGCCAGTAGTCCCGGCGTACGAACTGGATCTGCTTTTTCTCTCCCCGCAGATCCTCGATCTCCATCGTCACGGGTTCGCCCTGGTTCTCCCCGAAGGCCAGGACCAGGGACACGAAGTCCCGCATCGCCCCGATATCCAGCGCCGCCCAACAGGGCCTACCGGCGAACGCGGACCAGTCGATAGCCGAGGCCGAGGCGTCCCATTCCTCCATCGGGATGATCCGCTCGGCCTGCTCAGTCCGGATGTTCAAGTGCAGCCGCTTGAAGGTGTTCTCGTAGATCGGGTCTTCGCGGGCCTTGCGGCATTCAGATCGCATGTAATCGAGACTCACGGAGATCCCGAGATTCGGATTCGCCTTGAACCAGGCGTCCCTGCGCTTCCAGTCGTCGTCTTTCGTCAGCTCATAGATCACCGGCAGGTAGGACGCATCTTCGATCACCCCGTCCCGCACCTTCACGGCGTAGTTGTACTCTTCGTTGCAGATCGACGGCCTGTCATAATCCGCCGTCGTGAGAAAGAGCATGAGGGGCTGGATACGGTTCGCCGAGGCCATGGCTGTCGTCAGGGCGTCGTAGAGCTTGCGATTGGGCTGGGCGTGCAGCTCGTCGATGATGCCGAGATGCTGGTTGTCACCGTGTGCGACGTTCTCGTCGGATGGGATCACCTTCGTGACACTGTTATCCGGCTTGGTCAAACAGCGCGTCGTCGCGTACTGCTGGCACCGCTTCCGCATCTC